GGTGCGGGGCATTAACACCAGGGAACTGGGGTAGACCTTCATGTCATGTGAAGGAGCAGCGAACTAACGTCAACTAGTAGAATCATGGTGTCGGCTAAAAATCTTGGCTTACGGCTACCAACCCTCAAGGGTGAAACGTGGGGGGAAGCAAACACCTCTCTCAGCGACACAAACCAACCCACAAAAAACCCACACCCCCCGCCACCAAAAATTGATATAACAACCCATCTTTTTTTTGCCGTTTTTTTTCTAGAGTGAGACCATACAAAACGCATATATCTATGTATGTGGGTGGGGTCTCGCGGCACATGCCCCAGTTCACGCCAATTTTCTTGTGCTTTTGTGCTTGTGAACTTGTGTACTTTTCTAACCTTTTCACAAATACACAAACAAAACTACTGAGAGTAGCCATCTCGCCACAAAAAAATAAACACTACGCCGATAGTAGTAAATATTTGTTAGGGTCGCCTAACATCTTTTGGCTTGCTCATCTTGTTTTGGTTTTGTTAGGTTGCCCTGACAGTGTGACAAGTGTCATGAAAGTTTTTTGTGTTTTGACTTGACAAATGGTTCCCTTGTCGCTATAGTTGTAAATGTAAGGTTATCAACCAAAAGAGATAGGGGAAACAAATGACTAGGAAAGATTACAAAATACTTGCGGAAAGTATCCGCAAAAGTAGCGAGTATTTCACTACTGTTTACCAGAATGATGAAATGCGTGACATTCTTACTGCAACAGCGATAGGGAATGTAGTTACAGGATTATGCTACGCACTAAAGGAAGATAACCAGAATTTCAACAGCGACAAATTCCGCGAGGCTTGCGGACTCTATGCTCTTTATTTCAACAGCGACAAATTCCGCGAGGCTTGCGGGCTCTAGAAATATCGCCTAGCCTTTAGAGGTAGTCGCGTCATAGCGACACTAGGCACAAGGTAGCGATACCGAAGAACACAAACATACAGATAGGGGAAACAATGCTAGAAGAAACCAAAGCCTACAAACTAGGCTACGAGCACGGTAAGCGTGCTAGTGGCTCTATTTGGGATGGCAACACAACGAAAGAAGAGTATCTCGCAATACTTGAAGGATACGAATACGAGTTCGTGCCCATCATGGATTTGTGCCCTAATCCTCTTAGCGGGGAATGGGCAGGCGAAAGCATAAGCGAATTGTTTGGTTTAAATATCGGCGACGATATGCCAGATGATGAAGAGTTAGCAGATTACGAAAACGGATTCCAGATAGCGTTTTGGGATTCGTTGCTTAATCATTGCAAATATATGACCGAAGAAGAGAGTGTCTCATGATAGTAGACGACAATTTTGTGGGCATAGTAATGTTCGCACTCGGCGCAGTAATCTATCTCGCTTACAAGGTAGGCGAGTATGTCGGCGAAATGAAGAAGTGACGAATGACACATTGCTTAGACTTGACAACACTAACTAAGTGTGATACAGTAAGACATATCAACATAACGAAAGGGGAAACACAATGAAAGACAGACCAAACATACAATGCTCGCAATGCAAGAGCGAGGTTCATTGGTTAGAGATATTCCCAAATAATCTCTGCCTACCTTGCCACGAGCGCAAGCATGAAAACGACACGCCAGAACAGATGTTCGCAGACATCATGCAAGCGTTCGGGGGTAGATAATGAAATATCCTAAAAATCTAACTGACGAGCAACAAAAGAAACGACTACGAAAAAACGAATTGGCACGACTTAAAAGATTGGGCGTATTTGTTAGCAATACGAAAGGCAACAACTAATGACTAGCGCAGAAGAACTAAAAGAAAACATAGGCAAGACTGCAATGCTCACAGTATCGGGCTCGCCATTAAAGTTTGCGGTAACGATACTAGACGCTCGCTCACGATATGGGCATCTTGATTACAAGGTGACGCCTATATCGGGTGACGGTGAGACTTGGCACGCAGATTGCAATGTAACGGTAATTGACAAGACTAACTAAGTGTAGTACAGTAAAACATATCAACATAGAAAAGGGGAAAGTGATGGAAGAAAATACAGACAGCCTATTTGATGAACTAATGGGCTTGGTTGATTACTTAGAAGAAGAGGGACAATGGTCTACCGATGAGATTAAAGAATGGTCAGACCGTTGCACCGCATGGATACGCAAACAAATTAACTTAAACGAAACCTCACTCAAAGCACAAACAAACAAAGGGGAATAGATAATGGAAACTACAGAAGAGACAGAGAAGTTATACACATACGAAGAATATCTATTAGAACATTATTTCGGCGAAGGCGACCCAATGGAAGCATTCCGCCACTACTTATACAACCAGCACGAAGAGCAAAGCAAACTAAACGAAAACGACTGGGCAGATAGGTTCAGCGAATTTGAAGATTCGTATGTCGGATGTATGCCATTTAGAGATTATGTTGAGGAAACTTTTCTAGAAACTAACGAAGTTCCAAAACATCTTGAAAGTTACATAGATTATGACGCAGTTGCGCGCGACTGGGAACTCGGCGGAGACTTCTGGACAGTCTCAGATGGTATGGGTAACGACTACATATTTAGGAGTTACTAATGCCACGCACAAAACAACTGAACATTAAAGCGATACTGAAAGCATACGAAGCGGAAGCGAAACGAGCAGAACGCAACGCCAAAGCGTATCGGGGTAACAGTCTCGAAGCGTACTGGCTTGCGCACGCTTGCAAGGTTAGACAATATAAACAACTAGCAGAACGGGAGACAGCGCAATGAAATGGGACAATTACACAAGTGCTTGCGATATTTGTGGGTATCGCTTAGAAGGATACGACGAACACGACACGCTATGCGGTGCTTGTTTAGATGATATTGAAAACGAAGCCACAAAAGAAAAGGAGATAATGCAATGAGTATTATTGAGCAGACAATTAGAAGGGAACTAGCGGAAGCAGGATTCCCCGAACCTAAAAATACAAAAGAACTAAACAAATACTATCAGTTAATGCTCACACTCAGATATGAAAAGTCTAAAGAAGCGGAGTATAAATAATGAGTAGAGATACAACTTACTACCCAAATAAACTATGGGTAGACACAAACACGGGACTATTTGGAGACCCTAAAAGCATAGTTACTTTAGATTTAGATACATGGTCTAATGAAGATGTCTATACATGGGAGAACATGACAGACAGCGAACGACAAGATTATGCGAGAGTTGTTATGGAAGCGAACGAGCAGACAGCAACACCTATTGAGTATATGAAACAAGAAGCGGAGTATAAACAATGAGCAGAACACAAACAGAATACCTCTATACAGTAAAGTTCACAGGCGACCACTTCACACTAACCACTTGTGTGCAAGCACCCGACGACGAACACGCCGAACGGTACGCACAACAGCAACTGCTCAACGAACACGGGATAGATACCGAAAAGATAGGTGCTTGGGATATCACCGTAGAGCAAGACGGAGAATTTTTATAATGAGATTATCCACAATGAATGTTCTACGCAAATGTTACGACTGTGCACAATACCGTTACGAGGTTTATTGTGACCCGATAGACGGCTCATACTTTTGTGAGCAATGCCATGATGAGCGAGTGAGAGAAGGCGAGGGGGTGAATCATGAAGAGTGAGACAGCGAAGGTAACTATTTTTATTGCGATATGTTTGCTGTGGGTTGCCCCGTTTGCGGTTAGCAGTTGGAAGCAGGCGCAAAGGGAGCAAAGCAAAGCGAATCACCCGACAGCACGAAGGGGTTAGGCGAACATATGTTTGGCAAACAGGTGTTTGTGTTAGGTAAGCCTTACATTGTGACTGATGTCATAAGACAGGTGTTAGGTGAACCTAACGATGTGACGAAGTTCACAAAGATTGTACTTGACAAGGGTAACTAAGTGTGATACAGTATAGATACAACTTACGAAAGGGGAACGGGGGTGAATATGAAAACGGAAGGCACACGAGTTACCTATACAGATATTTCGGGCAACTTAATTAGTGGCGTTGTCGAGGGTTATGACTCTCATATGCGTTACATGATTAAACGAGATAACACGAGCGTCTACGAAGGGTTAGCAATTGTAGACGAGTCACGGATAGTGGAGTAAGTAGGCAGGGTGGCTGGCAGACATCGGGGTTCGAGTCCCCGACACCCACAAGGTCTTAAGACCGATTAACAACAACAACGAAAGGGGAAAGCAATGAAAGAAGGAGACAAAGTAACAGTCACCAATCCGTCCAACGAAGATTATGGTAGGACTGGAATTATTGTTGAAATTGAAGGGAACTTATTTTGGTTATCCATGAATGGGAAAAGCGTAGAATACACGGGACTTATAGAAGCGTTCGACCGAAACGAAATTAAGATAACGGAGTAAGTAGACAGGGTGGCTAGCAGACAGGCAGGTGCGAGTCCTGCCCACCCACAAGGTCTTAAGACCGACACACAACAACAACAGAAGGGACAGCAATGAGATTACCAACACATCAAATGTCATACGAACGGTGGTGCAGGTTCAACGACCTCGACCCAGCCGAACTAGACAGCAACTACATCAAATACCTTGAATGGAAAGAGGAGCAATGCAAGACACACCAACTATCAAAATAGCGGACAGCGAACTCGCGTTACTGCAAGCCTTCACACAAGGCTACATCAACGCGCTAGTTCAAAACGACAACGCATACGAAGGAATGGACGAGTTCTACTGCTTTAATGACAAGTGGGATATCAACATTCATTCAGTCGGACACAAACCGAGAACGATATACGCAGTCGCCTATCCGCAGACGATAGACACAGACGGATATCTGTCCACCGACACATCTAACTGGGTGGAGATAGGTCAATATGACATGAACGGCACACCGAAACGAAAGGTAACACAATGAAACAACAGCCAACAATCCACCACTACATCCTGACTTACGACGCAGACAACCAACTGTGGTATCACGATGTGGAAACCGAACGAGAGAAGTTCCCCGACGGTGCAACCATGAACCTAGACACAGGCAAAACCTACTGGGGTTATCTCGGTGACGGCGAGTACGCACCGAACGAATCAGAACTAAACGAGCAGATAGTCCGAGCAGTAAACCAACTCAATCAAAACAATCGTGAAGTACCATTCACGGTCGAAGACTTCGAAGACTACAAAACTGCCGAACTAGACGACGAAACTGACCGCACCTACATACCATACCCACCCGTTTGAAACGCTCTAATGCGCTCCTAATGCGTGTTATTTTCACGAAAGACCACAATGACCCACAAACTAATCAAGTTCATAGCGACACGCCCATCAGTAGAAATCTTGCTGGAAATCAAACAGCGACTACTGCCACGCAACACGCAACCGAACTACACACACCCCACCTTCTACTACATCGTCGCGAAGATGGCAGGCAACCAGCCTGTCGCCTACTGGCGAGGTTCAGGACACGGAACGAATGCGTGCTGGACTAAACGAAAACACCTAGCACACCAATACGCAACCGAATACCAAGCACGCCGAGACACCGAAGCCTGCGACCTGTCATATAAATACAACTACCAGATACAGTTAGTGAAATAATCTGTTACACTAAAGTTTGGATTTGCCCTGCTCCGCAGGTATCCCCTTCCCTAGCGTCGTAGCGGGGCAAGTCCATTTAACTTACCGCCCGTACCACCATGACGACGGTACTCTCGCTCTCTCGGGGTTTTACCACCCCACACACCGTACCTTCTTATGTCATTCGTTTCGCATTCCATAGCGTAAGCCAAACATTTCTCAGCAACAGGGCAACGCTCACAAATCTTTACCGCTTCATCATAGATACCAGCAGTAGACACACCGACAGCAGTCTCAGGGAAGAAGATGGTGGTTTTCATTCCGCGACACAGCGCGTCATCGAACCAATCTAAATGTTTAAGGTCAATCATGTTTAAATCTTTCTAAGTTCGCTGTATGTATTTCAGACTTCAGTTGCTCTATCAACGCAGTTAATCGTGCTATCTCATCTAGCAGACCGTTCACTATTTCTTCACTCTTCTTCTGAGTCATCTAACTTATCTCCACATACGGGCTTAACTGGCAACAATTGTTTAGGCAAACATGAACATAATCTTGCTTTCATTGTCTCTCCTTAGCGTGGTGAACCATTGACAGGCAACCGATGTAGCCTGCTGTGTCTACGATACTGTCGTGATGCCATCCGCCGTCAGCGATTGCTGTCCTAAGACGCGACAGTTTAACTGCGACCATGAACATGACTGCTTGTTCTACTGTGAGCGACACACCCGTCATGCCTTCAAAGATGTCACGAGCCTGTGTGTAGTCTTCTAATGGGTGGGCGTACTGTGCTTGTCTTGCGCCTGTGATTAGTGAGTGTGCTTCCAATAGTATTTCTGAGCCGTTGCAGTTTTCAATCATGATTAGGGTTTCTCCATATTGCTGGCGAGTAGTTCAGTTCTATTGCGTCTTTGTGTGCTGGGCTTTCGTAACAGCGCATGATGTGAATGCATGGGTCTGAGCCGTCTTCGAATTCTGCGTCTTCTGTTATAGAAGTTGGTAGCCCGTCGTGTGTGTAGCAGACGGGTGGTGAAACCCATCCGCTACGCATACCGATTTCTAGCCATTGGTCAAAAGACAATTCCATTATGTCCACTAGAACGCTTCTTCTTCTTGCAAGAAACCAATCTTACCGAAATCGTTCTGTGCTTTCGCTACAACCTGCACCGTTTTATCTGCCATGACTGGGTTGAAACGGCAAGTTAAACCGATTTCGTCGGCAAGAATTTTGCTGGATGTTTTCTTCTGCCCATCTTTCTCATAGGTTGAGATGTCTAGTTTGCCTGCAACAATTACTCGGCTACCTTTTTCAATGGATGCCGCAGCGTACTCCGCCATCTGTCCGAAGACTGTGACATTGTGCCAGACGGTAACTTTCTTGTCGTCTTTACCGCTTGTTGTAGCAACTGTGAATGTGCCCACAGCCATCCCGCTTTGCGAGAATTTCAGTTCGACAGGTTTACCTGCGTTCCCTACGATTGTTATGTTATTCATTTGGATACCTCTTTCATTGGTTGGATTATTGGTTCTCTTTTATTAGAGACTTTGTTGTCGCACAAATGCAACGGGGGTTCAGACAAGCGAACATAGGTGGTTAAGGTCATATCGCAACGGTCACAGAACCATCGGGTTTGTTTATTGCCCTTCATACAGCCACTATATCAGGGGCGTTTGATAGCCCACGGTCCCCAGCCGTAGCCGTGTTTGTCTACACCGTACTGGTAGATGACCAGCCCTGCTGTAAGACAGACACGAGGGTTGTAGAGGTCATCGACGTGGGTTAGGACACCTTTGTCGCGAAGCCATCGTGTCCATGACCCGTTGATTTGGATGAGACAACGGCTACCACCGTTAGGGTCAGTCGGGTTGAACGCTTTGATTTGCCCTCGTGATTCTCTGTGTATCACATAATCTAATATCATCATCTGGTCTTCAGCCCATCCAACTTGCCGTGCCATGTCCCACCATTCTGGGTGGCGGGCTTCGGCTGGTATCGGCGGTTGAGGTATTGTCTCCCTTGCTTGGTAATTGACTGCTTGCATTGCTTGTATCGGTTTAGGTGGTGGGGCTTTCGCTGTTGAGACAGACCCCCCAAAGAACAGTAACCCTGTCACGGTGGCAAGTATATGTTTAATCATTAATCCTCTAGTCGTAGGTGGATACGGTCATCAACTCGTTTACCTCTGTTGGGTATATGAGAAATCCTTTCGCTGGATTGTCGGAGTTGGGTGCGGCGATTTTAATTTGGAGTTTGTTTTTGTTTGCTCTCAAATATTTTTTTAATCTGCCGAGTTCTATTATACAGAAAGCGTTGGGTGCAAACATATACACCCACCATTTCGC